GGCAGGAAGGTTTGGTAAAAAAAACGGGTTATCTGTTTTGTCTTGTATATCTATACATTTGTTTGCATAAACAGGTTTTGGGTTTGCGTTTATTGTTGGTGCTAGTTCGTAAATGCTTTTGCGTTTAAGGTTGCCGTATCGTGCGCCGCGAGAACTGTTACACGGTTTGCAAGCGGCAACTAAATTATCTAAGCCGTTTACCCCAGGCGTACCAGTTGGCCAGCGGTCGGTTTCGATTAGGTGGTCGGCTGTGGTGGCTTGTCTACTGTTGCACCAATGGCATAAGGGTTTGTCTTTTAGTAGGCGTTGTCTGTTTATTTTAAATTCTGTTTTGCTTCTAGCTTCGGCGTTTAAGCTGCGTTTGTTTTGTTGATCTGGGTTATGTGTTCTGCGTTTCTTGCCTTGTGTCATAATCTCACGCGCCTACGGCTTGTGCTGACGCGGCGCTGTCGCGCCTTGTCCTAGTTTGTGTTGGCTAACCAGGTAGACGAATTGAAGTTTGTAGGTTTGTTTTGTTTTCATAACTTCTTTGTGTTGTGTGTAAAGCCTAGTTTGAAATGCCCCCCGCTGTTACGCCTCGCGCAGCACCCATATCTTTATTCTTTAGCCAGGCTCTGTATCACTACAGCGCCTTCTACCCGCGTTACCGCGTTTTATACCAACCGCGTAGCTACACGCTTAGGCCTAGTGTGATCGTTATTTAGTTGTCTTTAATTTCGGATAACTTTAGCGCGTCTATAACTTTCGATATATCGTTTTTAGTTAAATCACCTGTCGTATGTATCTGGCGTTTTAGTACGTTGGTGCAATACTCTTTAAGTTTGTCGCCCGTAATGCCCTGACCATTAGCTAACGCCCGCATTAACCCAAGTTGTTTTGTGCTGGGCGTTGTTTGGTGCGCTACTTCGGGAAAAGGTACTTCTATATCGTGTAACGGTTTAACTGTCGCTAAATGTGTTTGTTGACGGCTTTGGGCCGCTTCGACTTCATCACGGCTAGCTATTGCTTTGTTACCTGAAAAGCCCGCAAAAGCTAAACAACGTCCAAGCGCCGAAGTAAACCCTACTTCGTTTTCACTGTTTTTTGTATATGGGGTTCGGCCTGGGTACAGTTCGCAAGCTGACGCTATAACTGGTAACGGGTCGCTAGGGTCGCGCCAAACAGTAACGGTGCAACGAATAAAACAACTTTTATCGGGCATTTCTATAACTTCTCTATTTGTTTCTTGTATCCGTAAATCTGGATACTTTTTAAAAGCCATTTCTAAACGTGTAGCAACATCTACATAGTTGTCTAAACTAAAACCCATTACGCCGCCTTTCGGTTTTGGTGATCTAACAGCTCTTGCGTGGCTGGCAGCATATCCATAGGCCATAACTGGTTTTGTGGCATAAAGTAACAAGGCCAACGGTTTTTTGTATTCCAATTACTTTTGCGTTCGTTGCACCTAGTCAGCGTCGAATAGCCGCGTAACGTTGCTTCTAGTGTCAGCTGGTCAATCGTTACAAGTATGTAACGCCCTGGGTTATCGCCGCCAGGGTTTGTAGGCGTTTTAACTGGGTGCGTCAGCAAATTGCCGTCTGGCCAGTAAGTAGTGCGTACTTGATACCCTAAAACGTCGCTTCGTTTTGGGTCGTAGCCTAAATAATGTAGGTCGTAGTTAAAATATTCGGCTACTGCTATTTCACCTAATACACCTTTAAGACTTTCGGCATAAACTAATTCTTCGGGCAGATCATATTTGTTTGGTTTGTGGTTTAATTGTTTAGAAAGTTCGTCCATTTGTTTAACGATTTTTTCGGCTTTTTCGTATTCGGCTTTCATAAGTGCGATTACTGGTTGGCCTAAATTATTAAATTGCATTAGCGGCCAACCGTTCAAGGCGTTGTATTTCTACTTGGTTTTCGTTTAACCGTAATTGCTGGATACTTATTTCTATGTCGCGTTGTTTAATGCGTTCTAGCAGATCGCTGACAATGCTTAACAAATATTTTACTTCAATACGTGCCTGGTTAAGTACGTCGATTAGTTCGCCGTCGTCTAAAACGTTGTGGTCGTCTATCTGGTGCTGTAATTCTCGAAGTGTGCTACGTGCTGCCAATTCCCAAGGATTACGTAACGGCACTTTGTTAGCTGTAATTTCGTTCATTACGTGTTTAAGCGCTTGAAACTGTGGATCGTTAAAAAAATCATTTGACATCTTTAGACCACCTGTCAAACAATGCTTCTAACTGTTTTGCTGTGCAAACGCTTGATAATGCGCCTACAAGTGCTTCGACTGCATTATCACCGTAACGCTGTCTTACAACTTTGCTTAATCCGTTTATTATTTCTATGTTTGTTTTCATTTTCTCGTAACCTTTCTCGTTTACTTATAAAATACCATAGCGCACCCGTGTACGCGGTTAGCACCGACGCAATAATTAAATGTTTTACAAAGACCACGCCCGCCAGCCTTCGCTATAACGATAGATCGCTAACGCGGCACGTAAATTAGTTTCCAAGTCAAATAGTTCTGAACAGTTTTTAAGTAAGCCGTGCGCTTGTAGATAACCGTTTGGCCAGTATTGGCTGGGTTTGCACCAAAAATAATTTATTTGCATTACACCCGCGCTGCCATTGTTAGGGTCTTTGGGGTTAAACGCTTCGACTTGACAACGGCTTTCGCGTATGGCAACTGCTACAACGGTAGATAGTTCATTGACAGGCCAGCCAACTGTTTTAGCCATATTAAATACTTGCCCGCATAGGGTCTTGGCGGGCTCTGTAGTGGTCGTAGACGGCACAATAACGGGTTGGCTATACCCTTCGTAAACTGTGTTGTAACGTGGCTGTAGATCGTCTGGCGTAGGTGCTGGCGGTTTAGTCAGCATAAAAGCGGATATAAAAGCAATAAGCGCAGATATAGCGCCTTTAGTTAAAAGGGTCATTAGTTGCCTACTTTCTCGTTAGGGTTAAAACAAGCCTAACCGAACCCGCTACACGGTTTTAGGCATATCCTTAAAAACCTGTTCAAACGCTTGTTTTACTAGGTTTGCGTCGTTAGCCATAGCTGGGGAAATTTCCAAATGAAACCAATCGCCGCCCGACCACTTACCTTTTATCCAAGTGCCCCTATCGCATTTCCAGCTTCTGTTTTCGTGATAGTCAATTATTAGCTCTATCTGTAAAACGTCTGCATTTTCTAACAGCTTATAAATAAACGGCATAGCAATTTTACGACCGTCTACTAAACCTTTATCCGTCATTTTACGGTAACTAAAATCAGTAGCTAAACCGCGCGCGTGATTACTTATTTGCCCTGGTTTCGTGCGAATATCGCGAATAACAAAACTGCCGTTATTCCACAATGAACCCATAGACCGTTTAACTACCTGCCTAATAAATTCGTCATTACCTGCCAAAGCTCGACTAGCTACAGGCGCTTTAGCAGCTGTGTACGGTCTAGTCATCTTCGTTTAAATATTCGTTACGTTTGCTTTTTATACCGTTTGAAGCAACTAGGCCCGATAATGTGCCAGTCAAAAAAACTACGATCGTGGACATTAAATCTATGAAAGCTGCGTCGTTTGGGCTTTGTTCTATTGGCTGGCTTACAAATAATAAGCCGTAAACCATACCTACGACAATGACGCTAAAAACTAAACCTAACAGTACGCCTACTGTAACGATTAAGCGCGCGTGTAGTTCGTCTGGGCTGTATCGGTAGCGTTTCACGGCGTTATCCCACAACGGTCAGGCACATAGCAAGTATTTAGCGCAGAGTTTTTAACCTTTGACTTAACCGTAATCGTGTTGTCGCGTGTTGTTTCGCAAGCGGTCAACATAAGTATTAGCGCGAATAGCCTATATCGCATTGCATTACGGCTTGATTATTGGCTCAATGTATGGCGGCGTGAAATCTTGTGTGTCGTAACTGTATGTGTCGCCGATTGCTGCGTATTGTTTATTTGGGTCGTCATAAAATGTTTCAACCCAAACGCCCGTATATCGGTCAGGGTTAGCGTCAATAAATTCTTGTGTTACAACGTGAACGTCAATAACAATGTTGTCATTATTTAGTTGTGCAAAATAAGTTCTCATACTTTAAACCTGACATAAACGACGCCCGCCGCGCCGTTACCTGATTGCGACGCGCTAACCGTGCCGCCGCCCGCAGCGCCATAATTTACGCCATTGTTACCTGCGCCCGTTGTTTTGCCCGCTACTCCGCCATTCCCAGCCGCCCCGCCAGTCGAGCTACCGCCGCCGCCCGCGCCCGCGCCAGCGTAATATGTCGCCCCTGAAATAAAAGTGCTGATATCTTTCCCGTGGCCGCCCTGGCCACCTGCAGATGACGACGACGCATTGCCGCCAAGACCTGCCGCGCCCCCGCCCCCCCCAGCATTAGAAGGCCCACCAAAAGTACCGCTGGCGTTTGCATTACCGCCAGCAAAACCTGCAACCGTGTCATTTGAAACGCCACCAGTTTGCGAAGGCTGACAAGACGAACCGCCACCCGACGACCCTGCCCCAACGGCGACAACTTGCCCGTCAGCGCAGCCGCCGCCACCGCCACCGCCAACAGACAACGCCGTACCAATTGACGAACCCAAACCAGAATTACCCATACGATACCCTGTTACCCCTGCACCACCCGCGCCAACATCAACCGCGTAAGTTGCCGCTGCTAAATAAATTGTGGTTTCACGAATACCGCCGCCGCCACCGCCACCGCCCGCCGTGTTATCTGCGTAAGAACTGCCACCAGATGCTCCCCCTGCAACAAGCAAACAATCAAACAAACCCGCTTTAGAAACAACAAGATTACTATCGCTCGTAAAAGTTAACAGCGTGTAATTTATTCCGCCAACAGTAATAGAACTACTCGAACCACCAGTAGCAGTACCGTACGATACGCCACCCCCTAAGTTAAAAAAAGTAAAAGTTGACGCCGACAATGCAAGTAAATAGCCGCCCCCATATTGCGCCAAAGCAAGCGAACCGCTTGTGTTAATAGTTACGCCCGCACCCGCAGTAATCGTGCAAGTGCCTGCACCTTTGTTAGCAACTTGAATAACGTCGCCAACCGTAAAAATCGAGTTATCAACCGTGATCGTTGTAGCGCCTGCAGCGTTCATAATCGTACGTTTAGTAACGTCAGCATTTACCAAAACATAACTAGCGGTTTTATCCGATATCGGTAAATTCTGTATGTCGTTAAGTTGCGCGGCCGTCAATACTGCACCGCTAACAAATGGAAAAGGCGTAGTCATAGTGTCTTCACTTTACCCTAAAACGTTATCGGCGTCTAGTATGCCGTAAATAGCGTCATCTAAAATCAGTTCAAAAACGACAACAGTAGGCGCAGTAAAAAACGTAACGCTGTGGCCCGTGCCAATATCTAAAAGAAATTCGATACCTTCCACGCTTAATTCTTGCGCCAGCTGTGTAGTGCTGTTACCGCTAACAAAAGACTTTTCTATGCTAATTGTGTCGCCTATATCAACTGAAGCTAGGGCGTCGCGCTGGGCTGTAGTCAGCATATTAAACGCCGTACCAACAGACGTATAACGCGCCTGGGGTTCACCGTCTAACAGATAGCTAGCCAGATCGGCGGCTGCCGTGTCGTTGTGTAAAAGGCTATTAGTAATGCTTGTAGTTTGTATAAAGTATTTGGCTTGGCTGCCTGCGTCGTCTGCTACTTGCGGGTTATTGCTACCTAGAATTTGAACTACTGCACGGTTAATAACTTGATCGGCTTCAAAGCTAATACCTAAAGCGTTGTAGGGCGTGTTTGTGCCGTCGTCGTGAAAGTCTGCTACTGCCCCGCTTAACGTGTTTCCTATGCGCGGTTGAAAAGTTAGTAAGCCGTCGCGCGACATAAATAGCCTGCCTTGTTCGGCGTCGTTAATTTGGCTGCAATACGACAAGGCGTTAGTGCCTTGCGAAACGGTGAAAGCTGCCGCGCCGCCTAAGGTTTGTGTACCAGTCGATATATTTCTAGCTAACGCTGGGAAATTTACTTCTGGTAAATCTAAAACCGCTTCTAAACGTTCGTTAGTTAATTCTTCGCTTACGTTATATTCGTCTAAAAATGTTTGGCTTAACAAATAAAAATCGTCAGCACAAAAAACAGTAACTGTGTCTAAAATTCCTAAACCAAAATTGTAGTTATAATTCACCACGTAACCTTTAAAAAGATATTCGGCGACGTTGCTACTGTCGTAGCGCACTAACTCGACTTTACGCATAGGCGCTAAACCTGGCTGAGATAACGCCGTATCAAAAAAAGGCGAATTCTGGTCAAACGGGTTAAAAATTCCGCTTGTATCTGTCAAAGTAAACGACATAGTGCCCGCGCCAAATTGGTCGCCTATGTCTTCGCGGCCACGTTTAACGCGCACATTTACGCAGCCGTCTAAAACTGGTGCAAAATCGGTAGTACCGTTTAAAACGTATTCGGTATTGTTTAAAACGCCAGCGGTCGCGTCATCTAAAATGAAAGCGTCTTGAATAAAACCTGTGTCTATAAACAGTTCGTAGTTACCCGAACCGACTACCGCTACGCCAGCCATTACGCGATCTGCAACTGCAGCGGGCCGCTTAGACGGTTGTAAGCGCGTAGCGCGTCGTTAAGTGCTTCGCCTACTTCGGCTTTAGTAGCAAGCTGGCTATTAACGTTTATAGTTACGTTGCTTAACGGTTGGCCTTTGTCTGTGGGTGCGCCTACGGGTATAACGCTAGGCATAGTAGGGGCGGTCATTGTTGGCGTAGTGCTAATAGCGTTATTAAAGCCGCTGCTAATGCCTTTAACGTCAGCAAGGTTTATACCTTTTTTGCCTAGCTTGGCTTGGGCTACAGCCATAGCCGCTTCGACGCCTGCCAAATATTGTTGGGCGTTAGATACGCCAGCGGAATAAAACTTGTTGGCTGACAAAATGCCGATTTGTTCAGCTATTTTGTTTGTTTCTTCTACAAGTTTGTTAGCCCGTAAAACGTTTTCGCTAGATTGCAAAAGCTCTTTAGCGATAGCTGCGCCGCTATCTACGCCCGCGTCGATCACCTGTTGTAGTGCTTCTTGAGATAGACCACTAGCTAACAGCTGTTCTACAAGGTTTGCAAACTCTTTAGCTTTATCAGCTTGTTTTTGAAGCGCACTAAAAAACGTTAAACCTGCGTCTTCGCCGCCTTCCTCAAAAGCCGCGCCAAAATCTAAAGCGGTTCTAATAACGTCAGCTACAGAATTTGCGTAATCGTCAAAAGCTTTTTTAGCTTTTTCTACACGGTCTTTAGCGCCTTCTAACGCTTGGGACATTTCTTTATTTAGTGCGTCTGCCGCTTCTTTAACGGACTTAGTAACTTTCTTTGCTGCGCCGCTTAAACCTTTTTCTTCGTCTTCGTCTGCTAATTCGTCAGCAACTTTTTTAACTTCTTTGCCAAAACTATCCAACCGTTTTTCGGCTTCTAAAATTGTTTGGTTTTGGCTTAAAACTGCGCCTTGTAAAACGCTTACCTTGTAAGCAAAAGTGTCAAAACTTTTTTCTAGTGCGCCAATGTCTATAAACTCGTCAAAAACTTTAGACATAGTTTTTATAGCGTCTAACGGACTACCTGTAACAAATTGGAACTGCGCTATAAGTACCTGAACAGACTTATAAACAACGTTTGCCATTTTTGCGGCATTAACAGCAATAAACCTGAAAGCTTTAACTAAACCTTCACCCGCCGCGCCAGTTTCAGCTACAGCTTGACGCAGACCTGCACCTAAACCTTGTTCGCCAAACGCTGTTATAACTCGATCTACCGCTGGTAGCACTTCGTCGTTTAAAAATTGAACTAACGCTTTAAACGCGGGTATTAACAATTCGCCTATTTTTGTTTTAACGTTTTCAAATTGTGCGCTAAGTATTCGTTGCTGGTTAGCTAAACCGTCTGACGTCCGTTCAAAGTCGCCTTGCGCGTCGCCTGTCTGTTCGTAAATAACTTTTTGTGCAGCTAAAATCTTTTGCTGGGCTGTTAGCGCACCGCTGCCCGAATATATGCCTAGCTCTAACGCAGCGCTTTTTAAGGTCGCGTCATTAAGCAAAACGCCAAAACGCCTTAACGGTTCGGCTTCGCCTCGAAGCGCTGAACCAATAGCGTTAATGGCTTCGTCTGGGGTTGTGTTATTAAACGACGCTAAATCTGCAGACAACGTAATAAAGTCAGTTGTAAACGTTGCCAGCTGATCGCCTGCTAAACCTGCCGCTTTACCAAAAGTGCCAAAAGTACCTGCAGCCGCTAAAACTTGATTTTGAGACTGGCCTATATCCCGTGCAGCGGTCTTAGCGAAATCGGTTACAGCCTTGCCAGCGTCCCCAAAAATAACTTTAATTTTGCTTGTATTTTCTTCTAGATCGCTAGCCGCCTGAATAGCTGGCATTAAACCCTTAGTGAATATAAGCGCTGAACCAGCGGCAGCTATAAGCCCTGGCACTACAGAAGCTTTAAGAATATTGCCTAACTTGCCAGCTGGCCCACCAATACCCGCTAAAGCTTTTTGCGCTTTGTTTAAACCGCTATCGTCAAACGTCGAAGTAATCGGAATGTTAATTGCC